TAGTAAAGGAGGTCTGTACGAAAAACCCATCATCCATAGCTCCAGAGGATACAGTTAGATTGAAGTGAGAAGATTTTCCATTCCATAGAGGAAGATAATCAAACTTATTCTTCTCAAAGTTCTCCATAATGGAGTCATAATTTGGAGCTAAGTTTAATGCCTTTGTAAAGAATAAAAAAGAATTTCCATATAGCTCAGGCTTTTGATATCCTCTAATGGTGTTATCAAGAATGTAATCTTCAAAAGAGTTAGCGGTTGCAATAGGTACTCCTAAACATATAAGTTTTTCAGTAAAGAATTCAACCAACTCGTCTATAAGATCACAATTTTTATAAAACTTCTCATGCTCCCAAGGAGGTATACTAAAGTCTCTACCTCTATAGTTAAATACAAAATCTGGGTTGTCTAACTGGAAAGGGTAGCCATCTATATTGAAAAGATAGGGGTACTTCTGTACTGCTTCAAGTAATATATGGTCTATTACAAACCTTAGAGAATTATCTGAGTTACTGGGGTCCCATTCTCCACATGCGTAATCTTCCGCATCAGCCTGACTCCATGCACTTCCTGAGCAAGTATCATCAAACTTAGGAGAAGCAGTCTTTAGAAGATAATATATTAAATTGGGTATGTATGACTCAAAGTACTCTGAAAAGTTTTTCTCAAAATCAATATGAGCAGCAGGAAGTATAACTTCCAACAAATCAATAAGACCTTGCTTGGTTCCTTTCCTTCTTAGGAGTGATCTAGCCTCTCTTAGCTGCCTTCTCCAAGAGTCCACATTGCTAGTATAGAATTCCCACCCAAGCAGATCTGCTAGATAGGGAAGGTATTCCTTAGGACACTCATCAATAGAGTTTAGAGTTTTTAGAGATATTATTTGGCTGTTTATATCTGCGAGTAAGAAGCCAAATGCTTGATTGAACCTATATAAAGGGCCTCTATTTTTTATAGACGTTTGGGTAATATTGTTATCGAAGTAATCAATGAGATAATCTTTTACAAAAGTATCATCTTTGTCTAATTCCGTGTTACTGTAAAGAATATTAGTCCAAGTCTTTAGCTTTTCTAGCCCTTGGGTCCCACTTGTCCAAGTCCCTGCACCAGAAACAAACTCAGGTATTAATAAGTTAGAATAGGTGGCAGGTATCGTCCCAGAAGCACTCCAAATTGCTTCCTTGAAGATATTAACTGCATCTAAAGTTTCTATAGGCTTATCTTCATATAAATTTTTAGCCAGTAGATCTAATACAAGAGAACTAAGAGAAGTAATATCGTCTTCTCTATCATAAATACACAAATACAACAATCCTAGACTTTTACTAAGATAGGTATAGGTTTCCTCTTTAGTAGATCCAAAGACTTCCTTAGTAAGGTCTTGTATATTAGGGTTAGGAATTGTACCTCCCCCCATGGAAATCTTAGGAAAAAGAATGTCTCTTAAAAAAGTCCTAAAAGTAGAGGAAGAGCTATAATCCCCTAGACTATACCCTAATGGAGTTAATATTTCTAAATCAAAAGATTCCTGCGTAACACTAGTTAGTTTATTTTGCTTTATAAAACCTGCTAATACCCTTCTTGACATTAGTGAGCTTGTTTCCCATTCCCAGTGAGAACTTAAATCAATACTGCTTACTAATGGATTCAGTGAAGTAGAAAATTTCTCAATAAGTTCAGCATCGCCTCTTAATATCTTAAGGGTTAGATCTTCCTCCTCTGAAGCTAACTTTAGGTCTTCCTCCTTATATATTTCAGGAGTTATTTTTTGAACTACTTCTACATAGTTCCTTTTTGTGTATTTATTAGACATAATTAAAAGTTAAGAAAAAGTTATTTAGTTGTAGGATTTCGTTAAACTCTAGGTCTACAGGCGTGATAAAGTTGGTAACCTCTGCTATTCTTACGTCAGGTACTTTAGTGAATATTTCTCTGGAAATTTCATTAGGCTGAAAGGTTTCTCCAAACTCTCTATTGTCTGCATTGAAATAGTCAGTGATAACTTTTGATATATTAGTTTTTATTATACCTTCTTTAGATTTAAACCTCGTATCTACTGTAATATTAATAGCTAAATCCAAAGTTCTAATAAGCCCGTCTACAATGACCACCTCATCTGTTAGCATTTTTTTAGGTTGAATATCAGCTATTAGAGCTTCTTTTAATGCAATAGACGCTTTCTGCAATTGGTTTGAGGAGGCCCTCTCCAGAACGTACAGGTCGATTACATTAGCAGAGCTATATGCTTTCCTAGTTGCTGCCGAAGCCTTTATAGCCGTTCCTAGAGGCCCTCTGTAAGTGTTAGCGTAGGCAATGTAATCATCCAAGGAGACTATTCTATCTTGCTGCCTAAATACCAACTTACCATACTTCTTAGCATGTTCTAAAGTCTCTGCTTCAGACCCGCCAGTGAATGGGAGTCTGTTAGATAAAGTTAAGCGTTTCCCATCCAAGTCATCTATTACAGTAGAAACATGCCCAGTAATAGCATTTCCCCTCTGACCTCCTCCCACTCTATAAGTAATTACATACTCTGAGTTGGTAGGTGGTAATACCGAAATAACCCCATCACCGAATAGCACCTTAGCTGAGAAATCGTCTCCATAAACTACTTGGAAAACTTTTAGATCTGATGAGGAGGTAGAAAGTAAAGACTTAACCTCAGTGTATACTCCACTTGCATTAGCATCTGTACTTTCAATATACACTTGTACACTTCCATCTACCACTGGTGAATTAGTTAACTGAAGCTCCTTTAGAACATCTACATCAGTAAATGTACCTTTGTCTCTTGAGAAAGAGCCTTCTACTAATACTAAATTCTCCCATGTGAGCCCAGCACCATCAACAGATTCTGATGATTTTATAACTAAATCTGACTCAAATGTTGGGTTATTAAGGCTCCCATTATCAGAAGAGTATAACGTATAACTAACAGGGGATCCATCTAAAGGGGAAGTAGATGATATAACTCTTTTACTAGCCTCTATAGATAAGCTGCTATCAATGCCTAAGGGAGGGTCTGCCGTGGCTGTAAGCATAGCTGCTGCTGAGGTCGGTCCCCTAAAACCAATACCAATAAGCTCAAACAACTTACGAAGATTATTAGGATTTTTTGCTGTCTTTAGAAACATCTCATGAGCAATCATATCTGTTTTCATGGACATTACTGCTCCCATGTAGGCAATTAACTCTATAAACATCATCCCAAGATCAGATTCAGAAAATACACCATAATCTAAAGGGTATACTGCTTGAATATAAGAAATAAGAGAGTCCCTTAAGCTAAGGAAATCGGTGGCGGCATAATCAATTAGCGAGGACTTAGAATCATCCTTAAACTCCACAAATTTAAGAAAGTCTGATTTTGCTGTAGTGTACGGAATGTTAGTAGTCATAGTATAAACTCCAGAGGTATAACCTCATTAGTATCTTTGTCCCTTATCCTCATCTGTATAGACAAGCCTTGAAGGGTTGTAGCTGTTTCTTCTATTTCATTTACAACAAGACTTACTAACTCTGCTGTATTAATGTAAAACCCTACCTGTTTATATATTGCTTTTTTAATACTACTTATATCAGTAGCACCTACAGGGCTAAATAAATACTGCTTAATTTGTAACCCGAAAGTGGGAAGCATAACCCTTTCTCCAGGGACCGTGAAGAGTAGTTGAAGTAGTTGTCCTCTTAGTAGCTCCTCTTTAGATGATTTGCTAAATAGTACCCCTTTTTTACCAATAGGGTATCTAATGCCTGTTACCAACGACTCCTGAGTATTTACTAAGGATTTTATGGTACTCCTTGTAGGAGTTATTCCGAATAAATTAGAGGTCATGATAAGTTGATATTGTTAAATAGGATTCTATGAGCTTCATAGTTTTTAAGTACTTCTAATGTAGTTAGTGGTTTCGAGTAAATCTTGAAGCTTCCTAAATGACCACCTAGACCACTATATACGCCAGAGCCTGTCCCCATAAACCCTCCTGAGCTAGTATCGGTATCTATAAACAACCCATCAGTCCAAGCCCCACCAAGTATCCAAGGAGTGAAGTAGCTGTCATTTTTGGGACCATCTTTGAAATCAAGAGTTTGAGTAGCAGGGATAGTGTTCAACCCATATTGGAAGCTATTGTCTTTCTTGAAGCTAGGGACTTTAGGGGAATCTCCTGGGTCCGTACCAAATACTCCTGATATGGTATCTTCTTGTAATAATTCTGAGTTTAGATATACTTTAATACTATCATTAATAACATCAAAAGTTACGCTTAGATGTATAAAACCAGTTGAAGCAGAACTTAAGGATAATCCATTAGTAGTAGTATTATTAATAGGTATCCTAAGACCCCTATAAGTGCTTGACTCAGGTATGCAATCATCAGACCTTAAGAAGCCAACACCACTACTTGACCAAGATTGAGTAGGGGCTATAAAGAAAGAAGTACCTGCTGGTGTAGCAGTACTAGCATCTAGCCCTGTATCAGTTTCTGGGTCAGTCATAAAGCCGCTAGTAAATAAAGGATCTCTAGTGAAACCCATCATCATGCCTCGTACTCTATCAGTAGATTTATCTATTACTACATTTCCTGCATTTTCAATATCAGTCTTAGTAGGGTCAGAAACTGTGCCACCAGTGTTATCATTAGCTAATATTATTTTATAGTAATTGAAATCAGTCCAGGCAGCGTCTGAGGAGGCATCGTTACCTAGGTTGAAGTCTGCTGCATTATCAGCTTCCCAATCGTTCTGTCCTTCTCCTAACCCAGACATATGTAGCCAGAAATCAAATGAGCATCCCTTCTGGTTATACATTAGATTTTGCATCTCAGGGGTTTGAGGTAGCTTTATGTAACTTCCTAATCCTTTATACTTTAGGAAATTATTACTAGGGTTAGGGTCATCCTCGTACCTAACAATACCTTTTAGTTTAGGTATAGCAAGACCTTGAGAGAAAACATCAGAAGAAGCTTTTCCAACTAACTGTGCGTTTTGCTTAGTATCTCCATTACAGTTAAGTACTGTAAACGCATTAGAGCCTGGGGTAACTACTTCTGAATCTAAGAAATTATAAACAGATACTAGGTTATCTACTGCTATAGGGTCAGTAAGAGTTAAAACAGGAAGTAACTCATTAGATTTTTCAGGAGAATATACCTCTGAGACTGTTCCTACCCCAGTTTGAGATACTAGTAAAGGGGCAATGGTAACACTATTTTCAGAGTTACTATTACCAACAAAGATAGGTTTCAGTGGTAAGATTACACCACTTACTTCACCATGATCTAGTACTAACTTACGTTGTTTCTCTAGAGCAATGTTTAAATGGATCTTACTTAAATAACCGAAATCATTTACAGGAACTTCTCCAGGCTCAAATACATCAGTTACTCCAAATAGGTCAGGTGCTTTCACTGCAAGTTCAATTTGCTTCTTTCTCTTCCTAATCTTTAGATCAAATATTTCAATCTCAGAGAATATTTGTTGTTGGAAGTTTATATAAATAGCAGAAGAAGTATCATGGCCTGCATCAATAATACCTTGTTTGCTTCTTTCTAAATCTGTAATATTTTTAGCCTTATAACCATTTAAAGTATTAAGAAGATGATCTTTCTCATAATGCCTTCTTAATAAATCACTTTCGTCTACAACTTCAATATCAAGAAGGGTATCAACGTAGTCGTTAATATCACCAAGGGTTATCTTAGTACCTTTACCTCCTAGACTTGGAGCATGATCCATGGACCATCTATCTCTATTGGGTATAAATCCAATATCTTCTACAGTAGGAATACCTCCAGATAATGAATATATTCTATCTTGTGAATCATAATACAAGCCATCAACAGATAAAAGAAGAGTACCTGTCTTGCTTTCAGGAGGACCATAAGTTAATCTAAATATAGCCTCTTCATCACTATCAGGTTTCGCTAAAATGGAAGAGGGGTCCAATGCATCACCGTTAATCCTGTCTTGTATAACAGTTCCAATTCTACCTAATAGACCATTTGCACTATCAATGAATTTACTAACCTCATCAATCTTAAACCTTAGTAAGAACTCGTCTGCTGCGGTGGGGCCTAACGGAATAGTATTCCCATTAGCGTCTGTCCCTTGAGGACCTCTTTCCCTTTCTACTTTATCTTTAAATTTATCTAAACAGTCTTTTACACTTTGAATCTCATTCAAAGCCATATCATAATACGCACCTAGCTCATCAATAATTGCCGCTACCGCTAGTAACGACCCTACTGCCTGGAGTAGGGCTGTATCAATCCCTAAAAAGCCTAAATCAATCTTAATAGCTAAAAGACCAAGAAGGGAGTCATACTCTTCAATTCCCAACCATTCAAATAAACCAGCAACTAAGTCGGCAATGAAGCTTCTAGCAGCCGCAATAGCTTTATTTATAGTATCAACTATTAAAGCTAGAACCTCTGGGGGCAATAAGGATAAAGCCTTAAGACCTAAATCTAGCATACAGGTGGGAAAACCAAATATAGTTTCCCCAGGGTCTGGATCAGGAATCCAATCGTTTGGGTTAAGAGACATTAGCCGATACCTGCTGTTCCGAGGGATTTTTCATAATTACTAAGGGAAGGGGGGAGTGCCACAGCAAACGCTGGGTTATTAAGATTAACTGTAGTCCCATTTATAAATACCCCACCTACAGCATTAAGCCTGATTACTCCCAGCGTAGTAAGCTCAATAGAAAGGTTAGAATTTAGCTCAATCCTTCCTCCAGACCTAATTTGTACAACACTTGTGGGAGTAACTCTATTTGCTTCAATAAATACGGAAGGTAAATCTGTTGGTAACAAACTCATGGCTCGGATATTAACAGAGTTTCTAGCTGATAATATATCAATATCTCCTGCGTCAATATCCCACACTCCTGCTCTCATAGCTACTCTGGAGGCCCAATTAGTGATGTTTATCTTCCTACCTGTAGCCCCTACTGTTAGACGCAATGCTCCAGCGCGGCTTCTAACAGTAGTGTTTCCCTTAGCTTCAGCTAGTAAGGAGTCAGGGGGACGCACCATTGAGGCTGTATTATCTCCTTGAGTTAATTTTATACGAGTGTCAGGACCAGCTTCCATATTTACACTGGCATTAGGTCCTTTTACCATGGATATTCTACCTCCTGCGCCATCAGTAAGGGATACTCCTTGGGTTTTAGTAGATTCCCCAGCTTTATCGACAAATTCCAAATGTTGACCAGCATTCCCCTTTAGACCAACACCTCTCATTCGGTTATCTCCCTCAGCTATAGTTGAACCTTTTGGATGGTTAACAATGAAATTATCATCCTTTGTTACGTCAACCCCAACAACAGTACTCATATAGTACCAATCATCAGAGTTGCTAGGTTGGACTATAAGTACTATATCGTTCTCCTGGGGGTATCCAGTAAATCCACCACCATCTGGTAAAACATTGTTAAAAGGAGATGTATATTTTACAGACAAATAGGAGTCATCTGACGAGTTTAATATAAAACAAATCAACTCCGATGGGGCTGCTGGATTCCAACTACTTTTAACTTCTGCTTTGCTTATTTCCATGATATATTATATTACGTTTACGGGTTAGTTATTTCAGCTTTTTCAACTTCTGCTGTAGCTAAAGGAATTTTATGTATACTGAAGGATGAATAACATTCTGAGGAGGTAATTACATGCTCCAGCCCTAAAAGTTTATACATTCCTGAAAAGGGGGATGGTGTGTTAAGGGATAAAGAGGTGCTATGTGGTTCTGGTGTTGGGTTATATAATTTTTTGTGCAGGAACAAAACGGGTTTATTTATCCAGTAATCTGATGATATAGAAAACATAGGGGTTGTTTTTGCTTGTATTCTTGTATAATTAAATGATAGCTTTTGTAAATATAGCAAATATAACCTCATTGCGTTCGGACTTATATTATGATTAGTAATTAATGTAGAGCCTTCTAGTTCAAGGCGTAAAGCATCTAGTACTTTTTGATAACTTTTTGCTGTTTCAGAGTTTTTAGGGTCAAACGCTTCTGATATAAATGCAAACATGGACTTCAAATTGGTTGAATTTTTATATTCAGCATCAATTATTGACAAAGCTATACTAGAAATCTGCTCATCATTAAGACTTTTGGACAGTTTGAAGGCTTTCTTTTTTCCATCATCATCTCTATAGCTCTCAAAAGGTATATACTCAAATAATGTAACTAGATCGCTAGTAAGAGTTTTGAATTCTTCTTTTTTATGAGTAGCTACAAATGATATAACATTTGAATTTTCCACGTTTGATAAAAAAGTAGGAACTTTATCTCTTATCCTATTTGCAACAGATGGAGCAAGCCTCTTAGCATATTCATCTGGAAGGTCAAACCTACCAGACCTTCTAACAGGTTCAACATAGGTAGCTTCTAAAATTTTTGCATACCCTTCGTAATCTGCTCTGGACATAAACCTATGTATATTGGATCCTGGGGTTCCTTTATCAAATTCACGAAATATATTCTCATTTTCAGCGTAAGGTAGATTAAATAAAACACCTTCTATGAAATAACCGTCACCTATACAATGTATAGCCCTTGTATCCTTAGAAAGATCTATAGAGTTAGTAACTCGGTATAATATACCCTCGTCTTGACCCATATTCAGCTTTTTTGGAATGGCTTTATACTGCACCTCTCGGCGCAAAGTATTGCTATGTTTTGGAGGATCTAGAAAATTTTCTAAAAAAGCTTTTGAGTGGATAGGGTTAAGAATATTTTTATTAACTATATCACTTCCTTGGGATATCTCTAATTCCCTGTATATATTATTAATTATATTAATAACTTGATCTACAGGGGTTAGAACTTTACTTTTTTTTATCGCTAAGTTGTAAAATGTTCCGTTTCCTCCGTTGGTGCCTTGCCAAGAACCTCTATTGTCAAGTTTAAAACCAAACTTACGAAGTAAATGACGAAGAGTTATAAAATTAGCTGCCTTAAGCATTTTCGACCAAGGATCCCCAGTCCTTGTAGGTATGCTCTCCTTTAAGGAGTTTTCGGCCTCTGCTTCCTTAATCTTAGCTATAAGATTAGGTAAAACTTGAGGGGATAGAAAAACTAAAGGGATAGCCGTTGAGGTAGTTTTACTTTTCAAAAACTCTTGTAAAGTATATTCCATATGGAATACGATATCATTCCTACTATCAAATACTCTACGAGAAGCTCGCACGTCAGCAGTCATTTCTAGCAACCTAGACCCTTTAAACGTAGACCCAGGGGTGTTATTTGAATGTTCAAGTCTTCTTTTAGCTTCGGCTCTTTCAAATGCAGCCCTCTCGGATTGACCTTTGTTATGTACAAATTCTAACTTTATAACTCCTTGTCTACCAGATTCGTGGGCATACTCAAGCATTGAAAAAGTAAATGCTCTAGAAGGGGATAAAGATTTATCAGTACCAAACCCATACGTTATATAGAATTCGTTATCTATAGTAAAACTAGTTCTAAAGTTCCCAGTAAAATTCTTACCCCTTTCTATACTCTTTTCGAGTTCATCTATCTCCTTTACTAGCTTCCTCCTTCTTCTGGCCTTGGCAGATTTGCCGAAGAAGGTGAGCTTATGGTCGATTTCATATAGTTGTTCTTCCAATTTAGCTAGGGTATTTATACTAGTTTTAAGTCCACTTACGTCTCCTTCAAATACTTTCTCTACCTCAGTGTACGCTTCTTCAAACGCTGTGATTCCTTTTTTTGTCTTAGCGTAACCAGTAAACCCTTTAACTATATTATTATCAATAAATTGCTGAATAAATAAGTTGTTAGGGTCAAATAGCTCAATAACAACTCCAGTATTACTTCCACCTTCACTATCAGCCCATGACTCCCTAAATGAAATCAAAGTACCATCTTCTGTTTTTAATAAGATAAAATTTTCATCGTCTTTGTCATAAACAGCGTAAGGATCTTCAATTGGTTTCTTTGAAATAATAACAAAAGGAGCTTCAATACCAGTAGAGTTTTCATATCTTGTACTCATAGCTCTGGTATTTTAATCTCCTCACCTGCATTAAAGTATTCAAATGGGTCATTATATCCGTTAAATTGCATTAGAAACCACCATTTCCTAGGGGAATCGTAAAAAAGTTCCGATATGTTATCAGGTCTATTTTCAAACATTAAAGGAACATTACCTACCCTATACTTAAAAGATATAGGCATAGTTTCAATGATATCATCCATTTCAGTTCCTAGACTAGTTGATACTATTGCACCTTTATGATTCATGAAAGTAACACCATAACTATATCTGGATAATGCGCCATCTTGATTAGTATTCATTCTTCCACCTCGGAATTTCTGGGTCTAACGTTACAAATTTATCTTCGACAAACATGGAGTCCCACCCTGGCATATAGTCTCCATTTAATCCAGGGCTATACCTTACCCCACGCAACCTAACTTCCTTTAAGCTCAACTTAACTGATATTACTCTAGGAAGCATAGTTTTAGAATCAAACCCATTCATTTGATCGTAAGTAATACTATAGTTATTAACTAAGCAAGGAATATCATTATAGAGTATTCCGTGATGTAATCTAATAATGGGTGGACCCATATAAGGCTTTCTGGAGTTAGTTATACAACTAGCTCTAATTAAGTTTACCCAAAACATTATCTTGGTTAAAGCAGTCTCTCTAACAGTGCCTATTACGTTTGTATCATTGCTCTTTGCATCCTTAACGATACCCTTATCCTCTCTAGAAAGTAGTCTATCATGTTGTCGATCTACATGCCGTATAAACTCATTAATTTTTTTATAAGACTGACCATGGATTGGTTCTTTAATTTTGCCTCTTGGGTTAGCTTGCAGGTGCTGTTGTGCATCCCAGAACATCAGTTGTTTATCAGATTTAGACTGTACTTTGTTAGTAACTTCTGGTTTTATAAGAGTACTCTCCATAATATGAGGTAATGTCATATTGAATGATAGATCAAACTCTCTAGACTTAGATCCTAAGTATGCAAATTGTGACCCATTACTTCCAATAGGTGTGTACTGCGCGTAATTAGTAGTTACCTTTTCTTCTATTTGAATGTTCTCCATAAAGTGCAAGGTTTTAAGCATAAAACCAGGGTCAACCTCTGTAGGAAATTGGAATACTAATTTAGACTTACTCTCTAAATATCTCTCTGTTTGATGTTCGTTAATTGGCATGGTATTAAAAAATTATTTAGTATATAGCCCTTTGACCGTGCCCCCCTGAGGGAGCATTAGCTTGAGTTACTCTAGGTTGGGGTATTGTGTTCCCAGCAACCTGATTGTTAGAGGTTGCTATATTTGATAGAATTCCATTTTGTTGTTGAAGCAAGAGTTGCATGTACGTCCCATTAGCCTCTCTTGCGGCCATGTCTGCGATATAAAATAACCTATTATCAATATCGTCATTAGAAGATTTAATACTACTCAGGTCCTGTACTATTCTAGCGGCTTTCGCTTCCTCTTCTAACTGAGCGATAGTTTTTACACTATTATTTATATTAAGTACAGCAGCAGTCATTAGTGTAGAAGTAGATGATTTTTTACGAGATAGTATCTTAGCAGCCCTATTAATTGTAGCAGCATTAGTAGATAAACTAGCACTCATACTAGACTTAGTAATAGTTTGTTGAGAGGTAAGACCACCTAAGTTACTTATATTATTGTTAGCACTAGAATTTGAGTTGAATGTTGTTGATGTGTTGGCGGCAGCAAGAGTTGATTTTATAGCTTCTGCAAGTGGTGCAACCATAAAATTACTTAATTTAGTATTATTAGTATTAGTAACATTTTGTTGTGACGTAATACCTCCTAAGTTACTTATATTATTGTTAGCACTAGAATTTGAGTTAAATGTTGTTGAAACATTAGCAGCAGCAAGAGTTGATTTTATGGCTTCTTCAAGCGGTGCAACCATAAAATTACTTAATTTAGTATTATTAGTATTAGTAGAGGATTTAGAAGTTGTTGAAACATTAGCAGCAGCAAGAGTTGATTTTATGGCTTCTTCAAGCGGTGCAACCATAAAATTACTTAATTTAGTATTATTAGTATTAGTAGAGGATTTAGAAGTTGTTGAAACATTAGCAGCAGCAATAACTTTTTGTAAAACTGCTTTAAAAGGTTTGAATACAGAATTATTTAATGTAGTACTAATATTATTAGTAGAGGATTTAGAAGTATTCTGTGCTTTAGACGATGTTACCGATTTATTTAGATTATTATTAGTATTAACAACAGGGGTGGTATTACTAGTTGTATTAGAAGTTACTGCTTTATTTATATTATTATTAGTATTAACAACAGAGGTATTACTAGCTGTATTAGAAGTTACTGCTTTAGTTAGATTATTAGAATGAGTAATATACCTTTGTGAAGTATTTGAATAAGTGTTACTTAAACTCTTATTTGATTCTACAATCTCAGTAGTAGATGACTCTATACCCATAGTTTGTCCTAAGGATTTGAAGTCTGCCACAACTTTACCGAAATCAAGTTTGGTATCACCTACACTTTCATCTCCTCTACCTGTAACAAACTCCCATACTTTACTAATAGGTTTAACTACAACCATTACCATATCCACTATGGTAGCTATTGCTTGAACTATAAAGGCAATCACTCTAGCAACAAGAGAGATGATATCAAACACGAACGATATAACTGGGGAAAACGCACCTATTAGGTTTAAGAAAGCACCACCAATCATAAACAAACTCTTTGTCATCGTCTTGAAGGCAGGAGACATTTCAGCTAAGGCTATTTGGAAAGGAGCTAAAAAGGTGGCCTTTAAGTGTTCAAATGTTCCCTTAATGGAATCAATTACACTTCCAACTGTATTGGCTACCTCTGTTTGCTTTCCTATACCATCAGATAGTGATACAGCTATAATACCTAGTTCTCCTATAACTCCCTTTTGTGCGGCAAGGGCTCGTCTAGAAACATTACCAGACTCTCCAACAATAGATTTAACATTCCTACTGGCTTGACGTATCGCGCTTGTCATTTCAGCATTGGATACAGCTATCCCTTGGGTCAATTTATCTGCAAAAGGCCCTAACCCTAAAATTACTGATTGATCTACTGTCTTCATATCCATAGAGGTAAGAAGGGCCATAAATCTACCAGCCTGAGCGTCCAATTGAGGGCCAACCATACCTGCCAAGGCCACAGTTGCATTAGCTGTAGTCTCTGCTCCTCCAGTTATATTCAGGTCTAATAAGTTAGCACTTAGTTTATCTAAAGCCCCAATCAAGCTATCTGTAGTAGTATTATACTTAAGGGAAGTGTGTGTAATAGTTTGTGCTAGGTTACCAAGATTCTTCTCATTTACTCCACCAGGGCCTAGTAGTCCCTGGAAAGTCTTCATCATTTTACCAGTATCTTGACCAGAAATTTTCATTCTGGTGGATAAATCAATCATTCCCTTACTAGAATCCTTAAATCCTAATACTCTAAACTCAGTTATAGCCTTAGCAGCTAGTCCGAATCCTTGTTCTGCTCCTCTTAAAGCATCAGCGTTTTTTGATGATTCCTTACCAAAGTTGGAATTGACAACAGCTAACCTCTCGTTAACCTGCATGAAGTTCTTAAGGGAGGAATTAAGCTGATTCATACTTTTTGTAAGTGCGCCCGTAGCAAAGGCCCCTGCTTTTAGTATTTTTGTATGTTTTGGGCCTAACCCTGCTACGATATTGCCAGCAGCCCCTTTAACATTTCCTTCAGCAGCACCTCTAGCTAGGCCCCCAACAGCCTCACCTACGGCAGAGCCTCCCATTTTTCTAGCAAGATTAGATATTATCGGTATTAAAGGTAAAGGCATTTACTTATCTTCTCCCTTTAGAGTCTCCCTCTTATCTTCTAAATACTTAACTTCTACAATGGAAATGCTTGACATTTTAGTTTTATCAAAAGTTCTGTAATTCTCTTTCCCTACCACCTTACCTAAAAAACTAGTAAACTGACTATAAGTAGCCCACTGGTAAAGTGGTGTTACAGACTTATGTAGGGCTCCCGCTATTATTGCTATGGTTTCTTGAGACAGGTGATCTACCCTAAAGGTGGATAAAAGAGGGTTTCCCTTACTGGACATAAAAGAAGGGATAATACCACTTCTGGCGTTTGAGACACACAAAACTAAGAATTTCTGGTTAATAGTGGCTCCAACTTTATAATGGAATAGCCCTATGTCTCCTGTCTGGAATTCTCCTACCTGTACATTATTTGCAAGCTCAAACTCATCCAAGGAATATCCAAAAAGATTTTTTGCTTCTTTTTTTGTAATTATGGGAGATTTTTTTGAATTTATAGCCATTTACTGTTATTATATATAGAATATACATTAATATGTAGATATTCAAAAGAAACAAATAAATAATGAATATAGAAGGATATGAAATAATAGAGTTTATAGATTTACTGGATTACACCTTTAGCGATAAATTTATTGAAAAGTGGCGTTATAAGTACTCTATAGCGTTTATTAAGAAG